TACGTTCCGCACAGTCACGACCGTTAATGGGGTCGAGCAAGTAGCCGAAGGAGTCGTGCCGCGTCCGACCGTGGAGGAAGCTGCTCCGGTCGCTGTAACGTCGCTACCGAAAGCCAAGAAGCTCGTCACTCCTGAGCGCATCACTGCCGCTACGGAGATGGTTAAGACTACACTTGCCACGCCAGATTTCGGTGGTTTCGAGATTACACCTACGGAAATAAATCGGGTTGCGCAGAAGATGGTGCGCACTCCGGGTCTCGATGCTTCTACGGCTATCTTCAATGTGCTTGGTCTTGAGGAACGGGCCAGAGAAGAGACGGCTTTTGAAGCTGCACCTACTACGATAGAAGAAACACAGGTTGCACCTACTGTAGCAGAAGAGACACAGGCCGCACCGCCTACGGTTGCTGAGACTGCTACACGCGAGAAGGTCGCGTTGCCCCCTGAGGTGCAGGCTGCGCAGGCTGAAGTTGACCAGCTTAACCCCGGCTTTGAAATCCGGTACGACGAGAGCAAAGATCGTCGGCGGTATTCCTACGGGCTTCCGGGCGGCAAAACTATATTTAGTTCGCCCAACCTTAACAGCGTCAAGAACCGTATCCTCAACGAGCGTCCGGTCCAACCCAAGCAGGTTATCGAAGGCGTACCGGTCAAGCAGATGCCTGCCGGTGAAGCCAGAGGTATCAAGACCGAATCTAAGCGGCAGCCTCCGCTTCAGATCGAACCGCCGAGCATCGCTGGTAAGCTGACACCTGCACAGGAAGAGCAGCGGAGCCTGCTCCTTGGTGATATTGATGCTGCACGTAACACACGTGAGATCAGCAATGCCGAGCGTACCGAACTGGTAGATATGCTTCGCACTCCTGAGGGGCGCGAACTTGCACGTAGTCCTGAGTGGACACTGGCGAGCGCCATTCAAAACAATATCGACAAGCTCAAGCAGGAAGGCAGTGACCTCCGCAACGAGGAGAAAGTTGTCGATAAGATGAAAGCTGGTCCGGACAAAACGGCCCGGAAGAAGGAACTCGACAAGCGAGCGGAGGATATCGCTAAGCGTACCAAAGCACAGGCTGCTGAGTTGGCCAAGGCTAAGTCTGGTATCTATGAGCGCACCCGCAGTCGGCTCAACGAGCTTAAGAAAACGCGTAGCGACAAGCTTGCGCAGGCAAAGCGCAACTACGAGAAGGGCCTGATTACTGAGCCAGTCTACAAGCGCATCCTGCGTGAAACTCGGCCCGAGCCGGTTATGTTCCGTAAGGCGAAAGGCAAAGCTGCCGGCATCACGCTGGAAGAACTGAACGCAGCCGTTAAGAATATCACGGACCGCTGGGGAGCGCGCCTCGAACCGACGATGGTGCAGTCCGTCACTGACCTGCCCCCGGCTATCCGTAAGGAGATCGAGGACCTAGATCGTACCGACGCCTTTGGTTTCTATAAGGACGGCAAGGCGTACCTGATTGCCGACAATATGAACGGCGTTGAGGACGTAGCTCCGACGCTCTACCATGAGGCTCTTGGGCACCTCGGCCTGCGCAAGCTGTTCCGTGACGGACTGGATAAAGTCCTGACCGACATCTACGCTACCAACAAGAACGTAGCACGACTGGCTGACAACTGGCTCAGTGCGAACCGTGACCTGTACGCAGAAGAAGAGAACCCGGTAGCTCGTGCTGTCGAGGAAGTGCTTGCGTCTGCTTCAGAAGCAGGACCGCTGCGCGCGAGCCGGTTCGACAATCTAGTTAAATACTTCAAGGACTTTGCCCGCAAATATCTGGGCTTCGACTTTAAGTTCAGCGACCGCGAGGTGCGTAGCATCTTGGCTATGGCACATGAACAGGCTCTCTCCGGAGAAGATACTGTCATAGGTAACTCGTCGATGATGTTCAACGCGCCCCAACAGCAGCAGGCGAAGGCTAAGGTTGCAGCCGCTAGCGTCTCTGTTGAGGACGCAATCGAGAAGATCGTCACGACCACAGCCGACCAGATGGATGTAGAGAGCTACTCACGTGGCTTCTTCAATAACCTTGGCGATACGCTCAAGGGTAAGACGCTGAAGAACTGGCTCGACGGCCTCAAGGCTCCGAGTGCATCGGGTGGGTTCATCGGACGTGGCGGCCTCAACGTGCTGCCTACCGACGGCTTTCTTGATTTTGCTGATACGAAGATAGGTGTTAACCCGACGACGCGTGAGTTGCGCAAAGCTGTCGATGCTGCCGAGCGCCTCAACGGCAACCGTGCGGCTACCCGGCGTATGCTGAACAAAATAGTCGTAGACCTTAAGAACTACATGCTTAGCAGCACTGACTCGATGGTGTTTCAAGGCAAGCGCCTCAAGGCGTTCTCTGTCGCTACGGACTACAACAACTACTACAACATCGACGGTGTGGCTCTCTCCGACGCCAAGACCAACGAGGACGCCTATAAGGGCGATGCAATCTGGCGGCGCTATACCAAGCTGCTCAAGAAGCCGGACCTCGATGCCAAGACCAAGGCTGACTACGAAGCCAAACTCAAGAAGCGCCAGACTGAGATTGACGGGGCTATGGAGATTTGGAGCAAGCTCTCCAAGCGAGGGCGCGACTTGTACAAGCGCATCCGCGACATGCACCGTGATATGTACAAAGTTCGGCAGACCCTCATGCGTAGAAAGCTGCGTGACCTGAAGGACGCCGGTCTCGATGACGAAGCTATCGAAGGTATGATGGCCTCAATCCGAGCGGAAGAAGAGCGCCTCAACGACATGGTAAATGCACCCGCCGAAGAGGACGCGCACGACGATTACCCCGAAGTGCCTCTGGGGCAGTTCCACCGTGAGTATTTTCCAAAACGCCGCTATGGCCAGTTATGGTTGCGCGTCAAAAAAACCAAGTTCGGTGAGCCCATCCTGCGCTTCTACGAGAGCGCGGCTGAGCGCGATGCTGACTGGACGGCGGCTGCCGAAAAGCTTGGTGTGGACAAACAAGACAAAGACTACTTTGATCTAGGTAACGACGTTGAGACGCAGTTGGGTGATGACATGGACCCCAACAGTGCGTTCGTCAAAACCTTGAACATGATTTCAAAGATTGATCCCAACACCTTCACCGACAAGAAGAAGGCTCAGCTTCGTACCGACGTGTACCAGTTGTACTTGTTAGGGACGCCAGAAGGTTCGGGGCGTAAGCAGTTCATCAAGTCGAAGAACCGCCTTGGTTGGAGTTCTGACATCCTGCGCACGGTTGGCGCTACGGCGGAAGAATATGCTACGGACATCTCCCGGCTGCGGTTTGGTCCAGAGATTGACCGGGCTTTCAGGGCGGCCAAAAGTTCTATTGCCGACATCGAAGCGGGGAAAAAGGAGCTAGCCCGTGACTTTATCTCTAACCTTGAAGGCCGCATCGACGGTGAGATGGAAGCGCAGACTAAGAGTCTGGCCACTAGGATCGTCCCTTGGGCTAACCAACTTGCCTACATCTCGTTCCTGACTGCCCCGGCCACGGCGCTCGTGCAGGTCACGGCTCTGCCTATGCGCGTAGCTCCTAACCTCTGGGGCAAATACGGCATGGGTGCGACCACGCGCGCCATGGCCCGTTACATGAACGTCTTCAACAACATGCCCAAACTTGAAGGTAAGTCTACGGCTGCGCGCAAGTCGTTCCGTATTCCAACACTCATGGAGTCTGACAAAATCAAAGGCAGCAAGCGCCACCGCGATGCCCTTACCCGCGCTACAAACGAGTACGGCCTGATTATCCCGCTGTCCGAATTTACTATGGGTCAGGAGCGCACTCCGCAGACGGCGGCGCAAGGACGAGCAAGTGAGGTAACTCAGAAAGCCTACGACGCTATGACGTATCTATTCGATACGTCGGAGCAGATGACCCGCGAAGTGTCGTTCATGGCTGCTTACGACCTTGAGTTCGACAGACTTGAAAAGGCTGGCCTGTCTCCGGAGGAGCGGCAGACCAAGGCAATCATCGCCGCCAAGGACGTCGTGAACTATACGCTTGGTAACTACAGCAATCTCAACCGGCCCCCGGTCATGAAGGGCAGTGAGCTTGCGCGGGCTCTGTTCCTCTTCAAGCAGTACTCCGTTATCACCACGCGCTTCTTTGTGCAGAACTTCCGGGCAATCTTTGGCAAGAGCACACCTGTCGATGAGCGCGTTGCTGCCATGAAGGAAATGACTGGCGTTCTGGGGATGTCGTTCTTGATGGGCGGTATCAAGGGGATGCCCCTCTACACCTTGGGCATGATGACGCTCCAAGCTCTGCAAGACATGTTCGACGACGACGAAGAGCGCAGAGAGCGTATGAAGAAGCAGCCGCTAACTGCTGATAGCGTCGAGATGCAGTTCCGCTACGAGTGGCTTCCTGAGCACTTTAGCCAGCCGATGATTACCCCGGACAAGGGTAAGAAGATCACGCTCAGCGACATCATCCTCAACGGCGCTGTCTCGGAAGCCACTGGCTGGAACTTTGGTTCGCGCGTGTCTCTGGACTTGGCAGGCATGTGGTTCCGTGCACCTAAGGATGCCGACACGTGGGAACAGACGATCAACAACGCGCTGGTGGAGAACATCCCCGGTGCGTCTGCATCGCTCAACATCGCCAGCATGGGAGAAGAGGTCGCCAAAGGCGATGTGCTCAAGGGGCTGGAGCTTGGCCTTCCTGCTATCTTCCGCGCACCGCTCAAGGCGTATCGCCTCGAAACTGAGGGCCTGCGCACACAGACGGAGAAGATCAAACTGCGTAACGATGAAATCTCGAGTACTGATATTGCCGGCGCGGCTCTTGGTTTCAACCCCACGCAAATTGCCAAGGTCCAGCAGCAGAACCGCGATATCTTGAATCGTACCAAAGAGCTTCGTGATAAGAAGAGCGAGTTGCTGGGCGACTACAAGCAGGCGGTGCGCCGCATCCAGAACGGTGACGCAGACGGGCAGGAAAAAGCACGTGAGGCGTTCAAGGCTATCATGGAATACAACCGCAAGATTGGGAATCCGTACTTCGGTATCTCCTACGCCAATATATACAGGTCGCTTACTGGCGCTGCGGCGGAGGAAAAGTACGACATTCAGGGCATGGGTCTCAACGAGGTCGAGTCTGACTACGCCGAGCAACTGTTACGGGAGAAATAAAAAACTCCCACTGGGGAGGGCCCAGTGGGAGTAAAGTCAACCTGCAAGGAGCAAACTTGCAGGTCCCGTATACCTACAAACGCCAAACGCGTAAACCCCGTATTCCATCCTCGATCTCAACTTTTATCAATATCTTGATGCGGAGTCGTTTGGTAACCGCAAGCAGTTGCGTCTTAGCACGTTTGGGGTCGAGGCAGGGGAGGAACATAGACATCCCCTTCTTGAAGCGTTTCCACTCTACCTCGTAGGTTACCCCCTCAATCTGCATCCCCGTTCTCCGAGACGAACGTCCCCATGTCAAAGAAGTGGCTGACGGTGGTATCAAACTCGACTGCGTAGACAGGCAGTGTCGTGATCTTCATGCCCTTAGACAGGCGCTTGCTACCCGTCTCGACATACGCCCCGATCTTTTTCATGTCGGCTATGAACTGCTTGAAATTGATCTGCGTCCTCACGCAGTCTTCCCGCAGGTGCTTGTGATCTACGAAGAGCCTCTTGGTATCCGGCTCGTAGCGGATATAGAGCGGGCCCCTTGGCTCCATCTCTGGAACTGCCTCCATGTTAGACCGCTTATCGACCTTGTCGTTGACGACCAAGATGCTGTGTATATTCCGGTTAAGGTAGTCACCGAGGATAGCCGTCGTTGAGGTAGGAGGTGGTTCCACATCCTTGCGAGTCTCAGCGATGATGCCGGTAGCCCACTCGTAGATACGCTTCATATCCCAGTCGATGATCTTGAGCCGCCGTGCAATCATGCCACCCGTGATGTTGGCTGCCACTTCAGCAGACCAGAAGCGTTCCCGCTGCGTAAGCTTTAGCTCCCGGTCAATCTTCATCTGCACGACCTTCAACGTGCTGCGAACTTCCTCAAGGTTGTTAAGCACCCACTGGATGTAGATTGTCCCGGCATGCCCGTAGTTCTCCATCAACTGATGGTCGAACATCTGCTTGGCATACTCCGTTGGGATCGCACTGTGGTAATCAATCTTATACTCCAGCAGGCGCATCACTTCGCCGTCCGGTGAGTTCTTCAGGATACCCATCTTCTCGTAGAAGGAGGAGTTGGATGAGCACAGGCTGATCGTTTGCCACGTTGTGCTGTTCATCCGAAGTTCGTTGGACGAAGACTTCATGCGGTTTTTGCCGCGCCCTTGGCTCATGTTGTAAGCCATCTCGGAGAGCGCGCTGGGCGTCATGTTGGTGATTTCGTCCACGCAGAACGCAATGTTGTTCATGATGCCGAGGTGCATGGTCTTGGCGTTGGCAGTGTCCCCCTTGATCGCACATAGGTCGCGCGGGTGCCCCCACACACTATTGCACATGTGCAGGATGGTCGTCTTACCCGTACCAGAGTTAGGGTGGATGACGTTGAGGATAGCCCCCGACTGCCCGGTGAACTTAAACAGCGGCGCACCGAACGCGCTCAAGGCTGCGAACGCATGCGGCTCAAGCCCCGGACGCCCGTACAGATTAAACACTTCTTGCCACTTCTCGTAGGAACCTTCGGGGTGCAGATGCTTTGCAAGGTCCCGTGTCGCTGATGACGGCGGGCTATGGTAGATGCCGTCCGGAGTAACCTCTCGTTCTCCCACGATAAATTTGGTGTCGTTGTCAGCCCATCCGAACTGCATGCGCATAAGCTCTGCCTTCCTCTTATACTGGATCGCCTTGAGTGACATGGTCACAAACAAAATCAGGCTTTTGAATTGCTTCTCGGTGGCAGCTACGCCCTTACTGGCAAGCGTCTTGCGAAGCTCACTCATATCCCCGACCGCCTGCTTCTGCGTGATGGTGAACTCACGGATACCTTCTTTAGGCAGGTGCAGGCGCATAACGAGTACGTCCCCCTCTTTCGGGTCGGTCATCGTCTTCACTAGATATAGGTCGTGCTCGTAGACGAGAGTAGGCACCTCCTCGTCTTTTTCAGGCTTGATGTAGATGCCACCCTTCTTGCCCCGTGCAAACGGGAAAGGGTACTCAGGTATCTTCAGGTCGAGCGGCAGGTCAGCTTCGCCGTCAACAGGGATAACGTAATTGCCATCCTCGGTCTCGGCTTCCGCTACCTCTTTGCCCAGCACAATCGGGTTTTTAATCTTACCAAAGTAGGGGCAGCCGTAGCACCCACCCGGATTGTTCCGATCAAAGGTCGCGCAGTTGTGCGGTCCCGTGATGTGCTTGATCTTATCCATCGTCCGGATTGGGTCGTAATCCGGATGCCCGTACGACATCTTCTGGATAGCCGTGTCCCGGTCTACACAGAACTTAGCAACGGAAAGAGCGTCAAACCACCTGACCTCAGACAGCGTAGCGCGGTCCTTGTAGGCTGCTACAAGCTGCTGGCACCCGTCACCCTTCGCACTGCGGCGCAGAATTTTGGAGAACCGTGAGACGTTGTTGTCTTGCAGCTTCACACTCAGATTGCTGCTGCGGCGCTGGGGCACTTCCATCGGCCTCAGGGGCTTTACCCCAAGGATGTCACGGAACTCCTCAAACCCAACAGCATCCGCGTCAGATATAACGGTTACATCTTTCGGCGGGTCGTCCTTGAAATTTAAAGTGCCGGGTATCCGGAGTATGCGGGCTACCTCAAACACGGAGGAGTCCACATAAAAATCGTGAGTAACGCAAAGCTCGGCCAGCCGGTTGGCTACAGGCTCCCATTCCTGCCGGGTCACGTCGCGGGTCAGGGGCCAGTATACGTGTACACCGCGCCCCGAGTTGACAAGCAAGGGCCTTGGCAAACCGATCTTCTTGCAGAACTGCCTTAGCGCAGCTAGCCCCGCAGCTTGATCGACGTACCCGTCTGGCCTACCCGTCTTCTCGTTGACTACCGCCTTCGCAAGGCCGCAATCAATGTCCATCCAAAACGCCCGGAGAGCTTTGACGTTCTCCTTCTGGCGGTTCTGGCCCGTCTCGTATTTGGCGACACCGAAGAAGACATTGCGGCCCTCCGCAACGTACCTCTCCGCATAGCTGTCTACCTCTTCCCGAGTAGCTACAAGTTTTTGCCTTACGTCACGCTCACCCTTGATACCAAGCACAGCGAACCAGCCATCAGCCGGTTGCACTTTGCTCAAAAGGTCTACGTGCGTCATTGCATAGTCCACCGTTGCGGGGTTTAGCCCGCTGATTATTGTTATGCACCGAAGGTCAGGACTCAGTGGTCTGGTTGAGTTGTTCCACCCAATCACGGATAGCATCGTTGTGACGCTCGTGAGGGAGGGTCTCTCCGCAGAACCACTGATAAACCGTCTGACGGGTAACCCCAAAGATACGTGCGGCTTCGATTACCGATATACCGCGCTTAAGGCAGATGTGCCCAAGCTGTACTCCTATGAGGCTACCGTCAGCGTTCCTAATCGCCTCGGCTACCTTGATGGTGTAGCCTTGAGACATGAATTACTCCTCATCGGCCCAATCTTCGAGGAGAGACGCAAGGTCCTTGTCCTCGGCGGGGGCTTCAACAACAGCGGCAGGCTTCTTTACAACGCGCTTGACCGGCTCTTCGGTCACTTCCTCTTCTTCCGGAGCATCAAACACCGATACCTTCGGTGCCGCAATAGCCTTGGCAGCCACCGGCTTTGCAGTGACGCCATCTGCTTCCGCAGCAGTCAGACGGATGTAACGCTCAGCTTCACCGCTAGCGAAAGCAGCGTCAACGAGGTCAGCTTCCCCCTGCGTAAGGTGACGGACAGCCTTGAACTTCAGCGTCAGCGTGTCTGCTTCCGTGTCGTACATGACCTTGGTCACGACGGTATCTGGAGCTTCGCCGTTAGCCTTAAGGAAGTTGCAATAGCTCTCGAACGGATGCTCGTTGCCGATACCCTTACCGAACAGCGATTTGGCAGCGAGGCCCATCTGGTAGATGTCACCGCTCGGATCACCTTCGACAAGCACAGCGATGCGGCGCTTGAAGCGGCAAGCCTTACCACGCCCCTTGTTACCCGAACCGTCGATGTTCATCGGGCAGCTTGCGCAGCTTGCGCCCTTGCGGTTTGAAGCCTTGGGGTCCGGAGTGCGGCCATCAGCCGACCAGCAATCAGGCAGTGTGGCCTTGCCTTCCGGGTCGTAGTCGGCCTCGTAGTACTCGCGCGACACTTCTTTCAGCATGTCCACGATGATGATGTTAAGCTCATGCGGCGCAGCTTTTCCGATCTGCTCACCGTTCACCATGCGCTTGAAAGTGCCGTTGGTGTTGGTGGCAATCCGGCGCAGCGTAGTGCTTGAACCGATCTTATCCGCAAGGCGCGACTCGCGCTTGACGGTCATCACGTTGCTAGGTTCGTCGAAAATGGTAATGTTGCCCATGGTTTTTCTCACTTGTTGGTGGGTTTGCGAACGGTGATAGCGTATTTGCTATCGACCTGTAGGCCAGCCGGATGTTGGTCCGGGTTTTCTTCAAGGAACTGCTTCATATTCCCGTTGTGGATACGCTGCTCCAACAGGAACGGCGCATCGTTCTCCTTGATGAACTTGTACATCTGGTCCCAGTCCGTGGTCCAATACCGAGACTTAACCCGGCGTGTTACGGTCCCTTCTGGGGTACGCAGACTATCGAGGTTCTGCTCGTTGCAGATTTTAAGCAGCCGCTCGGACACCATCTCAAGCTTCTCCTTGAGGGTGTTGATCTCTTGAGCGTGAGCTTCCTCACGCTCTTCGATGGCTGCACGGATGCGGCGGTAAACCGCTACCAGCCTATCGGCTGGGATTGCCGGTTCTTCCATAGTTTGCTCCTTATGGTTGGCATTATCGTTTAGACGCTACTCTATACATTGTCAAGAGGCTGTAGATATGTTTCTTCAATCCACATCACCCTAGCTTGGCTGGTCTTCGCTATAGGTTCGCAGTGGTAATCAGGACCGCGTATGCCCCACACCAAATCTGCTATCATAAAACCTTCAGGGTAGGTTAGCTCGTATGATTTCTTTGTGCAGCGAGTAGCTCTAAGATGTAAGTGATCCTTTACCTCGACGCGGTCGCCTATAGTAAACTTGAACACTGGGGGGCGATCAAACAGTCTATAGTCGGTCATTTCATCCTCCCGTTATCTGTCTATATAAATCTATGATGCGCTCGTGATTGTTTATGTTGCCACGCAGCATTGAGTATAGTTTGTCTTCGACATCGCTGCCTCGGATGTGCACCACCGTCATGGCGTTCTTCTGGCCGGGGCGATTGATGCGGGCGTTAGCTTGCAGGTAGGTCTCCACCGACGTGACCGGTGCGTACCAGATGATTGTGTCTGCTGCCGTAAGGGTAAGCCCGTGGCTCGCTGCCTGTGGTTGAATAAGCAGCACGTGCGGGGTCTTCTCAGTCTGGAACCGCGTCACGATATCGGTGCGCTTGTTCACTGGCACCTTGCCGTTGATGACATCACAACTGATGCCTTCCTTCTCCAGCTTCCGGCGCAGTAGCTCGATGGTGTGCGTGAAGGGTACGAAGACCAGCACCTTGTTGCTGGCTTCCTCGATCACCTCCAACACGGCGTTCATCCGGTTCGACACGTCGAACTCCAGCACCTCGCCACTATCCGAATAGACCGCACCTCCGCTGATCTGGAGCAGCTTGTTGATCTTAACCGCTGCGTTGACGGCGCTGACCTCCTCGCCCGCTGCCTCAAGCAACATCTCCGACTTAAGCTGCTTGTAGTATTTCTGCTGCTGCGGGGTCATCGGTGCGTCTCGGTCCAGATAGGTAACGTCTGGCAGGTCGAGGCAGTCTTTCTTCTCAAAGCGGATCGCAGGCTGTAGCACACTATGCACATAAGCCTCGGAGCCGGGTTTCGGTGCCCACTTAAACTTCGTCACTTGATACATCGTCTCGGCGCGGAAGTGACTGAAGTACTTGGGTGCCTTCTCAGGACTTACGAGCCGTGCGAGACCGTAGGCATCTAGTGGGCTTTGCGCTGCCGGCGTACCCGTAAGCATCCACAGCATCGGGCTTGTCTGCTTGATGATATCGTTCAGCACCTTCCAGCGGTTGGTCTGGGCGTTCTTGTAGGCGTTGGCTTCATCCACCACGATCAGGTCAAAGCCACTGTTGATGATGTCGTCCTTGATGATCGCCAGCCCATCGAAGTTGACGATGACGAACTCAGCCCCCGCCGCCACGACTTTCTTACGGGTCTTAGCGTCACCGTGCGCCACGCCGCATGAGCGGTGCATAGCGAAGGTGAACAGGTCTTGCTGCCACGCCGACTTCATGATCGACAGGGGGCAGAGAACCAAGACGCGCTTGATCTCGCCGCGCTTTATCAGGTAGTCCGCTGCCCAGATAACACTGGCGGTCTTGCCTGTACCCTGCTCATTGAAGCAGAACGCTCGGTCATGGAGCGTCAGAAAGGACGCGGTTGTCTTTTGGTGCGCGAAGGGCTGGTGCTTACCAGTCCACTTGTAGTCGCGCAGGATCGGTGAGGGTACATCCTTGTGCTTCAAGAGCGCAAGCGTCTGGGCTTCCTCTAGCCCCCATCTAACTAACACTTTGTATTTGCTCCCTTTGGTTGCAACCACTGCGCTCTTTTTGATGCTGTCAGTGATCTTTTTTGGTTCTGCTGTCTCTAACAACAGCGCCCGATTATCAACGATTTCCACGCGGTTTGCGCTCCCTCTCGCTGGTCTCAGACACGAGGTTGCGCTTGCTGTCCCTAGCAAAAGAACGGTTAGCAGATTTGCTAACCAAACGCAGGCCATCCTTGTTGCTACCGCCCTTATCGAGCGCCACTACATGCGCTACGTCTTTGCCATCACCCTTGCGGGCCTTACCGGTTTTCATCATCTTAGCCCGGGCCGCGTTGCGCATAGCGCGGTTCTTTTTCTGCTGCTCGGTGCCGCCGTACAGCGTGTACTCACGTTTGTAATTACGGTCCTCAGGGTTCTTATACGGCATCACTTCCTCCGGGGCTTCCAGTGGGCGCACTCTACCACAGGGCACCAGCCGCACAAAGGGCCAGACTTGGGGTTGAAGACGCCGTTCTCCATCGCATCGCTCAGCCGCCCAAGTTGTTCGTCGAAGACCGAAAGATATTTGTTAAGCTTGCTCCTTACATGTACTTTCGTAGGGAACTCATTTGACACGACGTATAACAATCCAGACTTGATCTCTTCGACCTCGGGGTAATGAACGAACACCGCGCCTGCCATCAGGTCTAGCTGCTTCATGTCTGCATACTTGGCGTTCTTACCTGTCTTGTAATCAAGCAGGTGCGCTTTGTTGCCGTTGACGATTAGCAAGTCGATAATGCCCCGGTACCAAACTTGCTTGTCAAAGAAGCTGCACGGAGTGAACTTGTCCCCGTCCCTGCGAAGGCCGACCTTCATCTCGGTACGCTTCTCGCCGGGGAACTGGGCAAGCCGTTCCACAACAGGCCGGATGAAACCGTACTTGTCAGGGACCGGCTTGCCTTCTTTGATGAACAACTCAGCCGCTTC